AAGATTGCATTATACTTGAATATTTATTTAATGGGTTTAAATGGTTTATCACATTAATTATATAGATGAAAATATACGTTGATGGATTGGTTCCGGAAAAGATAACCACCACAAATATGCAGCACTATTTTGATAAAAGAGTAGATGTAAACCATTTTTACACTTTAGAAGGGATTTTTGAGAATATGAATGACAAGCTTTTCCAGTTAGAGATTAACGATCATGAAATTGAGAAGAAACAATTGAGAGATTTAGATATAGATTTAATCTTAGATAGGTCTACTGTCAAGAGAAATCAGGTAGTGTATCAGATACCACCTGATTATATTTCAGACAGCTATACTAAAGAGATCTATCTAGTCAGGCGGCAGTCAAAATTAGCGCTGACACTACACAAGAAGGGCGATGCAATCATTGATGCATATATTGAGACAAATGAGAATTTAGAGAACGAGCACTATCATCAAGACTTTCTTACGTTAATTTCTCTCTTAACAAATATCAATTAATATTATGTATTCTTGGATAATTAAGATTTCAGTTATATCCTTAGTTTTGATTTATTTAGTGCATCATCTATATGATTTTTTTGTAAAAAACTTAACTACTCCTAAAATTAAAGATTTAGTAAACCAACCTCAGCATAAGTATGATGAAATACTAAAGAAGATGAATACTGCTGAAGAAACTAAGAACAATACAATCATTAACTCAAAGACAGAAAAACTGAACGAAGAGCAAAACAATAATATGAAACTGGAGCTTAAGAATTTCTTAAATAGCGAACTCAAGAAGAATTCTACTGTAGATTTTGCCAATCAAGAATCTCTACAGTATAGCACTTTTTAATGGATTTAAAAAGATACTGAGCTATATTTATAAATGTATCTACGAGATTATGAACGGATGAGGCTTTTAAGAAGGTTTCCATCTATTGAACTTTCTTATGAGAGACATAGTCATAAGAAAGTTCATAACGCCGATGTCTATTATGCAATACCCATGGGAAAGAAACATTTCGCCTGGTTCACATATTACAAGAATAAGAATGTATGTTTTATAATTGAACTATCTAAGAATTTAGGTATTTCATCAGTCAAAATAGTTCCGTGTTGTTTTCATTCTGATCTTTCATATGGAACTCTGCTATTTGGCACAGTTGTAACTCAAAATAATCATGATTTCTTTACAGTTGAAGATATTTACTGCTATAAAGGATCTAATCTAGAGAACCGTGCCTGGAGTGATAGACTAGAGATACTTTCTAGATTTTTCAGCAAAGATACTAAGACTGTTGCGTTTAATAAGAACTGTCTAGTATTTGCTAATGTTCCGTTTAACTCTGATTACAACAAGCTAATCAACACTATAGATAATTTATCATATCCAGTATATTGCGTGCAGTCCAGATATTTTAATAACAATGAATACATAAACTTTGTCCACAAAAAGGTGCGCGAAGATGTATCTGCTATATTCATGGTAGATGCTGACAAACAAAATGATATATACAACCTATATTGCTATACACCACAAGACAAGAACACATATTATGGTATAGCTTTGGTTCCAAGTTACAAATCAAGTGTGATGATGAATAATATATTTAGAACCATTAAAGAAAATAATAATTTAGATAAATTAGAAGAAAGTGATGATGAGGATGAATTTGAAAACATTGATGAGGATAAATTTGTTGATCTACATAAACGAGTCATGATGCGTTGTAGTTATTCGCATAGATTTAAGAAATGGATTCCCATTGAACTTATCAAAAGTGAAAAAACTACACCGTTAAAAGATATTAAATATCTTGAAAAAAAAAATTAACATAATATATATATAGATGTCCGGAATCACAAATTCATTATGCACGGGTTGTTCTTGCCCAGGAAAAGGAAGATTGGGTAGTGGTGTTATGACAGGTCATACAGCACAGGTCTATGGTCGGGGTTTTGGTGGAACTAATTCTTCTGTGACAGCAGCAAAGGGTGTTTACGCAGCCAATGCTGCTTTAATCCCAAACCAGATGGGTGGGACAGGAGTTCCATCTGCGACTAACTCCTACACCGTTAAGATGGCTGAAGACGCAGGAGTTAATGGAACGACTTTAAAGGAATATGAAAAACTTCCATTTAATCTTGTAAAACAGAACGTAGTATCCGCTAGTGCACCTAAAGGTAAAAGCTCACAAGCTTTCAAAAACTCGCTTACTCTTAAAGGTGGACGCGGTAAGAAAGGATATTCTCATCCAAAGAAAGGACAGGCTAGTCGCACTAAGAAGGGGCGTAAAGATTTCACTACCAAGAAGGGACATAAGTATTTCAACCGTAGAGGTCATAGACAGAAGCACGCTCAGGGCAGCCGTAAAGTAAGAAATCCTTACAAGAAATCGGGTGGTGTGGGTAAGAAAGGATATTCTCATCCAAAGAAAGGACAGGCCAGTCGCACCAAGAAGGGACGCAAAGATTTCACGACCAAGAAGGGACATAAGTATTTCAACCGCAGAGGTCACAGACAGAAACGCGCACAAGGCAGCCGTATGATAAGACTTCCATTCCAAATGGGTGGAAGTGCGCCATTCCCTTCTAGTGATAATAACATTTTGTCTGCTGGACAGCCAAATTTAAATACTAAAGCCCAGCCAGGCTTTAATACTAACAAAGGTTACACGCTGAGCCCGGACTCTGGTGTTGGAGGAATGTATGCAAACCCCATTCCTATTGATAGCTACAAGACGTGCTCTACAGCACCTAAATTTTAATTAGGCATTTACCAATAAGCCCACTGTCTTGAAGGGGTTCCTTAGATTTCTTAGATTTCTTTGACCCTGGCTCATAGACAGTGGTCCATTCTTTTTTGTCATATTTTTCACTACTTGTTGATATTATTTTATAATCTTGTTTTGTATAAAATAATCGTCGCTTATTCCATTGCTTTTTAAATAAATCATGCTGATCAACTATATCAATAACAAGTGGTTTATGGTCTTTTGTCCTGAGTATGCGTCCAACAGCTTGTGTCACATCTGTTTTTGGTGTGGCCATAATTAATGTTGAAAGTGTCTTAATGTCCAGTGCCTCAGCAGCCATCGCATATGTAGCTAGAATAACCTTCTTTACCTCACTTTCTTTTAAATGCTTTTCCTTCATTCCGCCAACATAAAATCCAACTGGTGCAATATGTCGGTGTTCAATTGCATCGTGAAGATAACTCAGAAGGGCTTTATTATGTGCTATTATCATAATCTGTTGATTAATATTTTCCTCCAAGAGATCGCCTAACACCTTGATAATAAACTCACTTCTGTGATTAAAATTACATAGTTTAGTAATCATCGTGCTGTATTGCGGATTCCCACGATAATCATACTTAATCTCGGAGAACTCGTCGTCATCATTATTATAATGTATAGCCCGAACCTCAACGTTGTCCGTTTTATCTCTCTTCTCTGTGTAGATAATATCTCCGAGGAACTGTTTAAACACTTTGGTAAGTCCGTCCTTTCTTTGCATTGTGGCAGAGAGACCTAATGTATATGGAGTAACAATATTAAACAGGGAACGAACAAATACTTCTGCAGCAATATGATGACATTCATCGCATACAGTTAGACCGAAACACGAAAACATATTCTTCGGGTATTCTTTCATTGAGAGAGATTGTAACATACCTATAACGATATCTTTACCTTCTATGTCAACAACTGGTCCCTGGATCTTACCTACCTTCGCATCTGGGAGAAATGTCTCAATTCTCTCTATCCATTGGTTCAATAGAAACCCTTTGTGAACGATTACAAGAGTTTTTTTCTTTAGCTTCGCAATGATATTAAGAGCCATGATCGTTTTACCGCGACCACAAGGTATTTCTAGAAGACCTCCACCTCCTTCTTCACCTTTAACATGTTCCATGTATGTGTTCACGATATTAACTTGATAATCTCTCAAATCCCCCTGAAAATTAATATTTATGTCATCACCACTGTCTATCTTGATCTCATTTGGAACACCATATGTGTTATTTCCAAAAAATCTAGGTATATAGAATTTTTTTGGAGACTCCCGATATATTGGAAAAGCGTCTAGTTTTATTGGAGAGCCGGGTAAATATGGTCTTACAGTTAATTCATCTCTTATAAACTGTTGTTCATTTACAGTCATTTCTTCCTTATAAATAGAATATCCTTTCTCTCCCAAATATGTTGTGATTACCGTCATACTAAAATATAATAAATTATTTTATTTAGGTAGATTTACTATATTATAAGGAATAAAATATAGTAATATGATATATGGAAAATCTAAAAAAGATGTTGATGATTGAAAATCAACCGCAGTTCTTGCTTGCACTTTTATTTATTTTTTACATACTTTTTAATGTTGAAATGCCTAAAAATTTAGCTAAAATGATAAATACCAATGTCGGAAATGCTGTTGTTTTGGTTATAGCATTATCTCTGTTTTACCATACACAACCTGTGGTCGGTATATTAGGTTTGATAGTAGCATACGAGCTTATCCGCAGAGCAGGCCACGGTATCGCTGCTATAGATGTTAAAAATCATCTTCCCTCAGAGAACGTAAAGGAAAAAGTTATGGAGAATGTTCAACCACCTAATCAAGGTAACCTTGAAGAGCAGACTGTTAAGAATATGGTTCCATTAGTAGGGGAACCTGTTACAACTCCAGCTGAATATAAGCCTATAGCCGATGTGGTTCATGGTGCATCATCCTTTATGAAAGACTAAACTACTGTGTGCTTTGCACTGTAGATCCTGCCGCACCTGCGACTGCTCCTCCTTTGCTTCCTAGAATATTACCAGCACCCTTACCAAATGCACCGCTCGCATTGAGACCAGAAATCGCAGCATCTGGGTCAGATGCATCATCTGCAGATACTCCCTGAACGAAGGTTCCTTCGTTTTTGGGTGGTTCAGGACCCAACTTTACCGCGATGAATATTAGTATCAATATCTTTGCCCATACCTTAATGTTTGCAAATTGTCCCTTAAAGATAACATCTTGGATTATAGTAAACATAAGTATTACGAATATAGCACCAATAATATACTCTTTGACTGCAGCAGAGTTCTCTTCGCCAAATATTGAATCTAAGAATCCTAGTTTGGATTCAGGATCAACACCCGACGTATTCTGCAAATAATTTTCATCTGCAGACACTAGTATGTTACCATCGGCGTCGGTTGGTTGGCAATCAATATATATTTCATTACTTGATGTTGTTATAGAGGATATAGCTCCGGCTGTATTGATAAAAACGTCCATTGGACTGCGATTCTCATTATATGTTATAACATCATTACTTACCTTTTCTAATGCATCAACAGCTCCTTGAGATATTCCGATAGCGTGGGTCTGACCATAAAGTATGATCTCGGTTTTATTCTGGCATTCTCCGTATAGTGCAGTTCCTTGATATGAATAGAATGGCACAGTCTCTCCTTTTACATTAGACCTGGGGAGTATGTTGTTAATATTTAATGGACGAGAGAGGTTTTGAACTATACCAGTCTCTCCGTTATTAACGGCTTGTTGCAGACCATCTTGGATTATGGTTGATATAGTAGAATTAAACGATGCTTTCTGCACAAGTGGAATACATATAAAAAGTGTAGGTAGACATGATTGAGTTTCATGAGGCTGGCATTTTCCGTGCGCAATAACTAATTCGCCTTCGGTATTTACTCCTTCAAACTTATGTAGAGACGGATGATACACTCGTATTTCCAATACTGAGTATTGCGTGGAGTTAAACTTCACTGGTGCGGTAGTTAATGCACTATTATACTCTACTTTTAAATATGTGTCTTTGTTTTCAACGTTGACCGGAGTTACATTTCCATAATTATACTGATAGAAACACTTATAGTTGCAGCTAGTCATTGAGTTCAATGTGTGCTGTGACAAATTTATTGGTGATGTTGGTTTTGCACAAGACATTAATATAAATATATTTATATTTTAATATTAAAAATAATAATATTAAAATATATTAATGATTATTGATAAAAAAAAACTAAAGAAGTTATTTGAAAGTAAAAATCAGTCAAGAAAAAGGAATGCTAAAACGTCAAAAGGAAAAAAGATCAATAGAAGTCTAAATAACAGACCCTCTAAGAACCTAAGAACAGGATCTGTGTCTAGAAGGCATAAAACCGCAAAGTATCAAAAGGGTGGACTAGGCTATAAGCCATCTCCATACTTATTAGAAGCTTTAACAAAGTTAGGAGGAGGACCTGATGCCAACATTCAAGATGCAAATTCGTTTTTTGATCAAGTCAAAGACGTATTAGCCGGGCCTTCAAAAATGCAACGCCTTGCGGAGTATTTGGTCCCTCGCTTTGCTGGTGATCAAGATGGCTATCCGTTTTTCAAAATTAATGATTATACCAAAATAGGAAATCCCGGTGGAGGAGATTGTTTGTATTATTCATTAGTGACTGCATTACAAGAGGTCTTTTCAAAAAATCCATTGCAATTCTTACAGTGTGTCCCTGGAACGTCGGATAGACCACGAATCCCTAGTGGAGAGAATGCACAAGAATGTGAATCAGCTCAGTATCAGATTAGATTTCTACTGTCATCATATATTAAAACAGACCAGGGAAGAATGATCATGACCGGGATACCTGGGTTCAGACAAGCACTGGTTAGTATGGGATTTCAAGACTTTGAGTCCAGAAAGGCAGCAGCTGAGAAAACACCAGGTAGTCCAGCATTAAACGACAAGATAGAATTTATGTTTAATGTTAATGGAAGTGAGGCGACTCTTATCGGTGCAGACAGTAATGTAAAAGTTGATGACTATAGTAAAATACCCATGGTTATGGCTGTTGAGAGTGGCACTAGAATGTCGGGTGAAATTGCTAACTGGAGCCCCGAAAACCTTAAAATCATCTGTGACACAATTGCAGACAATATACTATACAACGGTGGTATCTTTGGTAAAACGATTAATAATCCAGGAAGCTATGAATGGGGTCAGATCATCAGAGCACCACAACAGTCTCAACCAGAATGGGGTTCCGAATATCACATGGATTTGTTTGCTAATCTGCTTCAGTGTAGAATTTTCTTGTTATGCCCACTCAGACCTCTTGCGTCAGGCGACACGAAAACCGATCAAGAGAAACAATACATGAAGTTAGAAAGTTCTATGAGACCGCTTGCTCAAGTGTTCACACCTTTGTCTGCGGACCCCCAAGCTCATGTAGAATTACCAATTATTTATTTATACTATTCTACGCCAGCCCTGATGACTGTAGCAAGCGAGACTGACACACCGTCATCGCATTATGAGTATTTGCGTGTCAACAGTAATACTACATCGTCGCAAATATTGAACAGCGACCCTGATTATAGTCTGTTGAACAGACTGTCTATTATCACTGAACTAAACAGAGAGAAGGCCGATACACCAGATCCCATTGTTAGCGAAGTTATTGATAAGGTATCTAAGTTAGTTGGTGGCAACCCGCCACCTGGAACTGACAGGCGATACGCTGAGATGTTTAAGAGTCTAGGTGGGAAAGACGGCATAGAAAAACTTATCAAGAGCGAACCTGTATTACAAACAAACATCAAGACATACTGGAGCACAAGAACATTAAACGAATACAACCAAGATGTCATGAAGTTCTTGGTCTTATTGCTTAAAGAACAGTCTGAACAGGCAGCAATACCTCAGGGAATAGTGGATAATGCTAAAGAGATAGCATCACTACGCGGCTATACGGAGGCGGTCCCCGGACTTGCAAATATACGTGATCGTGATTACCTGAAAGTTCTAAATGAGGCAAAACAAGGCGGAAACACTGTTAATCAAGAATATGTTGTTCAGAACATAGAGTCTCTAACTCAAGCGTTAAAAAAAATTGTTGGGATTGCAGATACTCCTTCTCCGGCGCCTGGTAAGAAAGGTCCTGTGCCTGACAAGAAAGGTCCTGTGCCTGACAAGAAAGGTCCTGTGCCTGACAAGAAAGGTCCTGTGCCTGACAAGAAAGGTCCTGATGTGAGTAAGAAGGGACCTGAGCCTGTTAAACTTGAGCCTGTTAAACCTGCGCCAGGTAAGAAAGAACAAGGGTCTGTTCAGTCGGCGCCAGAGTCAAGTGATCCTTCTGTGGACAAAAAAAAGCAAGATGCTAGCGTAAACCTTCAAAAGACGACAGGAGAGGTAGATGCTGGGTTGGCAAAAACAGCTAAAAAAAGCGCAGCTCCATCTCCCAGCTCTAAGCCTTCTACTAAGCCTTCTACTACTAAGCCTTCTACTACTAAGCCTAAAGGTCAGTCTATCCCTGGCGATGCACCTCCTGTTCCAGCATCTAAGATTCAACAACAAAATATCGGACCTAATGTAACATCTCCTGATGAACCTAAAAGCGCTAAAAAGAATGCACCTACAACGGTAGATGAAGTAGACAGCAGACTAAAACAGCTAAAGAAAAAGGCAGACTCTAAAGTGAATCTAGATACAGGAGAAGGCTTGACCTATATAAAAAAACCAAGGAATATACCAGGTGAATCCCCTCTTTTAAAAATGGATCCTCCTCCTGAAGGTTTCAAGCAGGATCCTAAAGATCCATATGCCTATACTAAGACTGTATGCGAAAAATTAAGACTGCCAAAACAGCTAAAAGGAAAGATGGGTAATCCGATGGGGTTAGATCGTAGACCTATATGCTTTACTGAAATAATAAATGAAATGGGTGCTCAACAGTTCTTAGCTCTACTCAAGTTTCCTAGTAAAAATATGGCAGCACCTGATGCTGCAGCACCGGATACGGATAAGCCAGAAGAATCACCTAGTATAAGTAGTCCTGAAGTAGATAGTTCTGCTATAGACGGTTCTACTATAGATAGTTCTACTATAGATCCTTCTGCTCTTGATCCTTCTAGAACTAAATCATTACCGATGACTCAATTTGCTGATACTAT